GCTGTGTATTTTTGTGAAAGCATCATCCAAATCATCAAGACATAGCCTTAATATTTCCGGCGCAGCCTTTGGGTTGCGCCCTTTTTGTCTAGCCCAATCCGCAGCGCTGCGATCATGTAAGACAACTTCCTCGACGCAGCTATAGCTTTCCCTGCCCATGCGACGCGCTATTTTGTTAAAGTCAGCAAAAGCATCAGATGCGCGCTCCGTCATCTCTGCGCTTCCGCCTTTGGGCATCCCTTCCATGCTGCCGGTCATCTTTTGCGCCCTTCCTGCGGCGCGGTATAGCGCCAACAGCCGCGTGGCGGCCGCGTACTGGTAAGGCTCTATATGATTGTGCTTTAGGTAGTAATCAATCCAAAGCTGGTCTGTGACGCGGATACGCTTTTTACCGGCTTGTCTGGTTTCGATCTCCTCGATGCTGTGTTTAGCTAAAAACTCAGGCGTCGGCAAAAGCGCATCTTTATCAGACATCTAACCACCCTTTCTGTTTAGCCAGCGCGATTATGTCAGGCCGGTTTTTGACGTAATATGTAGGCATGGCCGCGTATTTCTGGACAAATTCTTCTTTGGTAGATGGAAACCACCGCTGACTTATGCCGAAGTTTTCGTGCTTTGGGGTTGCTGCGATCTCGACATCCTCCCAACGACCTTGATTGAGCCATGTTGCGGGGTGGCAAATATATTTCGCATCCGTCTGATCGCGCCTGACCTTTTCGCTATAGGCTTTGATGCCTGCAAGCAAGGTTTCTGCATCAATGTCTTTTAAAGCTGCTTTATAAGCGCGCAATGCTGCTTTCTTGCCGACCCTTTTGGGTGAGTTTTCCCACCATTGAGAAAACGAATTGGTGATATCTTTATTGTTAATATCGTTTCTATTGTTTGGGTGAACGCTGTCTTCATCCCCCCCATGCAAGCTGTCTTCACCCCCCTCATGCACCAGCTCATGCACCCCTGCACCATTTGCACCCCCCTCAAGGTTTGGAAGCCGGTAACGATTGGCGAGGTTTGTATTGCCTTCGCGGACGTAATTTTTAACAACAAAGCCTAGTTCCTGAAGCAGCTTTATTTTATTTTGCGCTGTCCGATGGCTGCAATCAGCAACATCAGCCAGCCATTGCACCGACGGCCAAGCATAGCCGACATCAGGGTTAAAACGGTCGCATATGCCGATCAAAATCAGCTTTGCGATAGGGTCATCCAGCTTCTGTTCAAAAGCCCAACTAACAGCCTTGATGCTCATCTAACTCTCCTAATTTGCGCAAAGCGCTTTTCGGCACAAAAAAGGCGGCTCCATATCCGCCGTGATCTTTGCGCCACCGTTGCTGCTTCCCATCCGCAGCTAAAATCCAACCATGCACCTGATAGTTTGGAGCAGAGCCGGTCACTAAAATAAAAACCCTATCATCAGCGTCATCGTCGCGGATAATAAGGTCATAATGATGGCTTGAACGTGTCCTGACTTCCCAACCTGTCGAGTCAAGATCACCGCCCTCTTTGAATGTGTTGATTGAGCCGCCCCAATATTTTCCAAGCAGTTTGGCAACGGCAACTTCACCGCAGGCGCCTTCAACATGGTTTTGCCAATTGGCCGCATTTGGTTCGACTTTGTTTTTATAACCGCGCTTCAATGCCGCAATGTTGCGCAGCAAGCCAGTCGTGCCAGCTTGTGCCAGTTCGTAACTATTGAGCGTCACGTGGATCATTTTGCCATAGTCCTATATTCGTCTAGACCGCCGATATCTTTGTTGTATTGGATGCCCTTTTTGCAAACGCCGCAGATGCGATTTCCTTTGTGCGTGCTTTCAAACTTGCGCTGGCAGCGCAAGCAGCCCCGCATCGCTATATCCTCATTTGCTATTCTTATTGGCACTCGGCGGCCGCTGTAATGCTCGCAACAGCGCTGGACTTCATCGAAGCAATGGTCTGGAATCCGTTGCTGGTAATCGAACCAAAACCTGACGTGCTTTTCAGTTATGCCAATCCACTTAGCGATGCGCTTTATCCCTAGCGCGTAATTTCCATTTCCAGTTGTACGGAAAAGCGCGATCAAATCTTCTTCCTCATGCTTGCGGGGCAAATTTGTCGGAGGCTTTTTCATTTCAGCGTTCCATTTAAGAGATCGCAAAAATCTTCGTAATCAAGCACGGCCAATGGCTTTTGACGGTCTGCGCCAATAACCAAAATGTCGGCGCCGACTATATTGTCATAAATAAATTTGAAGCCGGTTGCGCGCTTTTTGGCCTCGATCTCCCACGTTGTCCGACCTTGCTTAATGATGATGTCATTTTTAAAGCCGGCGGCAGCGCCAGAAAGCGGAACCCGATAAGCCTCAAGACCATGCGCTTTTGCAGTGTTTACAAGCTCGCGCTCAAACCGCCCGCCTTTGTCGCGGCTGGCCTTACCCATGCGAGTCGCTTTCGTGCATTTCCAGCCAGTCTTGAAAAGTGACAGCGCCCTTAGTCATTTTATGGATTTCCATCATCCTCATCATGCGTGGCACTGTGCTTTTATATAAATATTTATGAACGGTCGCTTGGCAGACGCCCAACCGCGCCGCAAATTCTTTCTGCGATATGGCGTTTTCTACTAGATATTGGTTGAGTTTCATTTTGATACGCCACCTGTTGTTATGTTTATTATCAGGCATAATATGCGCATGAACGTCAAAGTCAACTCGCTTAGGAGCATATTTTTATTTTACGCGCTTAATAGTTGCATAAAAGTAAACATATGCTAGAGTCCTCAATTCAACTAAAAGCTTAAAGGAGCTGATTATGGAAGGCATATTCACGAAAAATGCTTATTGCAAATTTGACACAGACTGCACCGCTGTAGCGCCGCCAACGGCCTTATTTGAATTGATAGGAAGTTTGGTGAGGCGCTTGCAGGGCGAGGTGGATAAAAATGGAATACCAAAATAATCTGAAAACTTTGCGGTTAATGGCTGGCAAGAGGCAAGCCGATATCGCTTCAATCCTTAATATCGGGCAAGCAGAATATTCAAGAATAGAAAGCGGCAAGCGTAAAATCACGCCGCATCAAGCAGCCTTAGCCAAAGCGTTTGGCGTTGAGCAAAATCAAATCATAGAAGAATATGTCGCAGACGTTATAAAGAGCATCGCACCGGCTGAAACCTTGCCGGTCTATGGCTTTCCATCAGCCGATGGCGATGGCTTAAACTTTAGCAAACAAATGATGAGCAAAGTGGACTGTCCGCCAGAATTGGCTGACGTTGATGGTGCCTATGCTTGTTTCTGTTTCGGCGATGCACTAAGCCCTAAAATATCGAATGGTGATCTGGCTTTCGTAAATCCTAGCATCGAACCAAAGATCGGTTCGCTTGTTATTGTGCGGGAAAAAGAAAAGGGCTTTATGGGCATCCTGACATCTATTGATAAAGACGGCTGCGCAATCGAAACCATAGACCCACAAGAGGAGCTAGAGTTCAGCCGTGACATTGAGGTGGATCAAATAGTCATGGTCAAATATGACATTTGAGCATATTATGCGCATATATGTTGACATACGTTTTGCATAATAGTAAAAGGGGTGTATGGATGAGCAACAGCAACCCTCAAAAAACGACTTAACGCCAGCATTTTTTGCTAAATATCAGCTTGGCACAAAGTCATTAAATGAGCGTTTTAGCACTGTCGGCGGTAGCGATATAAATACGCTGGCTTCCGGCAATGCTGAACGCATCCACCAGCTATATTTAAGGAAGCGCGGCGAAATAGAAGCCGATGATCTTTCTATGGTCTGGCCTGTTTTAATGGGTCATATCACCGAAGAACTGAATATAGAATGGTGTCAGCACAAGCATGGTTTAGAGATCGTAAACCGTCAGGCCGTGCTAACCAGCAAAAAACACAAGATAATGCGCTGCACGTTAGACGGCTCTGTGCCTAAATATCGTGGCAAGCAGGCCGTCATCGACGCAAAATTTACTATGGGCAGGCCTTTGGCTGGCGAGGAATGGCGCGATGTTATCCCGCGCCTTTGCAAGCACTATAGCCCTCAACTACATTGGAACGCCTATTTGCTGGAAGAAAATACCGGCAAAAAATGCCCTTATGGCCTACTGTCGATCATTAGGGCAGGCAATGAGCCAACCCTTCACGAAATAAAAATAGACCCACTTTATCAGGCTGAATTGATCGGCCTTGCAACCTATTTCATGGGCTGCGTCGAAATGGGTGTGCCGCCAACAGAATTGCCAATCAGCGAAGCGCCAGTTCCGCCAGAAGAAACTGTTCCTGTTTCTATGGAAGGTGATCCGCATTGGAAGCAATGGGCTGAGGTTTGGGCGCAGACAGTTGGCGCGGCTGATACTTGCAAAAAAGCTGAAGCAGCAATCAAGAAGATGGTTCCACGCCACGCTTCTGAGGCCGTCGGGCATGGGATCAAAGTGCGCGTCGCCAAAAACAAATCAAAACGCATAGAGGTAGTCAAATGAAAGAGATCGCAACAGCGTTGAGTAAGTTCCAGTCGCAAATGACTGGTTTAGAGAAAAATGCAAAAGGCAATCGCGGGTCTTATGCTGACATCGGCGAAGTTATTAGCACTGCAAAAGAAGCGACCAAGTTTGGGCTTTCATGGTGGCAAGGCATAGCAAAAGCCGATGGCGACCGCGTGTTGCGGACGATTGTTTACCATACCAGCGGCGAGCAATTGCCGGCGTCGGACTGGCCTTTGGACGTTGATGATTGGACAAACGCGCAAAAGGTCGGCTCTGCCTCAACCTATGCGCGGCGTTACGGTCTGAATGCTGCGCTAGGTTTAGCCGTCGGCGTGACGGACGATGACGGCTTTATAAATGGCGAATTACAAGACCAACCAAAAACAAAGCCAGCCAGAAGCGATGATGGGAATGCTCTCCACCCATCAGCCGCACCGGCTGGTCAGGCTGCTTCGCAAGGCGTTTCTCCCTCCACCGGCGAAGCAGCCGCCACCTTTAAGGCGCCCATCAAAAAAATGGAAGATGCAGGCAAAGAAAAAACCGCCGCCGAAATATATCTTGAAAATATGCAAGCAAAGATCAAAGCGGCTGGCAGTTACGACGAGGTGGTTCAGATCATAACAACCGCCGTCAACGCCGCTAAAAGTCTTGATGGCGTTGAGCAGATGTTTCGGTTTTTACAACCTTCAAGCGAGCAAATCATAAAGATTTTTGCCGCAAAAAAACTTGAATTAACGAAACAGCTTTCAAAGGAGCAAAGCGCATGAGTGAAGAACAAAAATTGGTGAAATACGGCGAGGATGAACTGACGATCAGCCTCAATGACGACTCCGCAAACAAACAAGAAGATTGGCATCGCGATTGGCGCGGCAAAGTCGTTGTCGGCGGGAAGCTTTATTACGTTGATCTGCGCGACAAAGATGTTGGCTGGAAAGCTGGAAAGCTAAAATTAGCACCCGCTGATAAGCAACCCGCAGCAAAGCCAGCCGCGCAGGCGGCAGCGCCCGCACAAGCCGCGCAGGCGGCAGCGCCCGCACCAACTACGCAAGCAAACGACGATGACGAAATCCCTTTCTAGCATTGCAGAAAGGCCAGAGCACCCCTTGCTAGTTGTGCCAAATGGCGAGGGGTGTTTGCTGGTTATCGGCACAAACCAAGCGCAGAAGACCATGACGCCGCATCAAATGTATGGGATGGGGCTTGAGTTTTTGCGGCGCGCAGGTGAGGCGATGCGTGAAAAAGAAAAGGAATAGCCGGCACATTAGTCGCGAGGCTAAGTGCGTCCAATGCGGGCGCATGGTGCTTTTAGATGATAGTGGCTGGCTAGTAAATGGAGCGAAAGAGTTTTTATGCGGGCGGGCTTGTTTTGACAAGCGCCGCAAGCCTATCAGATGGGAGGATTTGTAATGGAGCATTTTAAAATTGACGGCAAAGTTTCGACTAAAGCTTCACCAGAAAAATTTCAGATGGAAAAATTTTCAGTCAAAAGTGAAGCGTTAAATGAAGAACATTCACTGCTTATCGAAAGCGGGATTAAAATACCAAAGCCAAAAGGTTTTTGGGCGCAACAGGCGCGCCAAATGAACAACGGCGACAGCGTTCTTTTTAAAGATGAAAACGATGCAATATCTTTGAGGTATGCTTTGATTTACATAGGCGCGCGGCCGGTCAAACGCCTTATGAGGCACGAAAAAGGGTGGCGGGTTTGGCGTTTGGAAAAATAATCTGCCGCTATGTCGGCCATGATGAACTTTATGACTACCAACAAAAAGGCTGGAAAATTTCCAGCCTTATGCTTCACAGTCACCATTCGCGGCGCTGTTTAATTATGTCGAAACAGCTTGGACAATCTTCTCAATATCAGCCGGATGATGAGCCAGCGAAAGATCAGTGACGGTGTAATGCACCATCGCTGTTTGGCTTTTCTTACTATGACCCATCCGATATTTGCGGATGTTTTCTGGAACGCCGGCCAGCAATTGCTGCGTGTGATAAAATTTGCGGAATCCGCCAATGCCTTTAAACTCGACTTTCGCATGGCGGCAGATCGTTTCTAGCAGGCCTGACCAATGCTTTTGATCGCCCATGACGCCACTTGCGCTAGGGAAAACAAAATAGTCGCTGTCTGCTTGCAGTTTCCATTCGCGCAAGATGCGCATGGTTGTGCTATCTAACGGCAACTCGCGAACCCGATACGGCGTTTTTGTTTCGTCAACTAAGGCGCCCCGATAGCCGGTGCGCTTGACGTAAATTTTACCAGCTTTTAGATCAACGCAATCCCAAATCAGACCTTGCAGTTCATTTGCTGCCAAGCCGGTGAAAGCTGCGACATGGATCAGCGCTTTTGTGTAATGGCGTGTCGTTGCGGCAAGGATGCTTTTAACTTCATCAGCATGATAACCATCACGCGCGCCGTCATTGCCCTTTATGGCTTGCCTGTCGCCTTTGGTGCATGGATTGGTCTGCAATATGCCGCTATTGACAGCGTATTTGCAAATCATGCTCAACGTGTGAACGATCTCTCTTTGCGTCTTTGGCGCAATTTCGCGCACCCGCATATCTTGGATAAACAGATTAACATCAGCAACCGACAGGCGCGCCATCTGCTTGTCGCCTATGCGCGGCACAATATGAAGCCTGACATGGCGCTCATCGTTGCCATAGGTTTGCTGGCGCAAGCCGTTGCGCTTGCCAATAAGTTTTTGGCGCTCGCGTAAAGCCTGCGCAGCAACCGATTCAAGACTAATCTTTGATGCGCCAGCCCTGCCGCTAACCAGCATATCGCGTATCTGATCGCGTTTCTTTTTCCATGCTTGCGGGCAATTTTTGGTGATAGCTTTTTTAGACCGGCCTTGAAGGTCACGATAATAAATGACGCCGACCGTTTTGCCATGCTTAGTGGTAGTCAGCATTTCGCCGTCTGAAATTGTAATATCCATTATAATGCCCTCCTAGTCAGCTTGATAAATGTAGTTGGTGCCAGCGATCTCCGTTTCGCTGTAACTATGCTTCAACTCATGCGCGATTTGTTTGTAGTCAATGAAGCCAACAAGCGGCTCTGGAATTTCGCCATAATGCCCATCGTCAACAAACTGTTCAGCCAACTCATCAAACGTCATATCCTCATATATAATTATATGGTCATAATCGCTGGCGCTGGCATCGTTGCTAAACCAGCTTGACGCGATGCCCTCCTTGTGCGCCAAAGTTGCGCGAACCAACTCATAGTCAGACCAGCTATCAACCGCCTCAAAAAATGCCGGCAAGTTGGCCTGATTGACACCTACCGCAATCCCAAAAGCGATGTCGATACTGCGGCCATCTATCATTTGGATTTCGTATTCCTCGACAAGCCCGCCGAAGCTGTCGCGATTGGCAGAGTATTTTTTGTCATAATCTGCCATGTCGCTGAAGTAGAAGCCTTCTGCGTCAAGGCTGTAAGGCTGCGCATATAAAACAAGCTTTTCCATTATGCCCTCTCCAAAAAACAGTTATCAACAAAAGTGGCTATGGTTGCGCCCTCTGTTTTTATTTCGACTTTACAAAAGTCTTTTGAACCCTCGCCTAATGTCTTAAAAAAACAATCGGCAACAACCCCGACCTGACCATTATAAAAGTTATCAGCGTCTTTAATGCGAACCTTGTCTCTCCAAAAAAACATCATCTTTGCCCTCCAGCAATTTGTTTCCATATGAAGACAATATGCGCATATTTACTATTATGCAAGCATAAAAGCGCATTAAATGCGCATAAACCGAAGAAAACCTGACGGGATGGCGCTATGGATGGCGCTATGGGATAGGCCTAAAACGCAGAAAAGCCCCGCAAACCCGAAGGCTTGCGAGGCTAGAAACTGTTGATTTTGTTATGTTTT